CTGCGGACAAAATTGATTCTAAAGAATACTCTCTAGGTTCTGCCTTAAATCCTGTTTGAAAATTTTCACTTTCCGGGTCAGTGTCTGCATCGTCGTCTATTAGCGGAAATGTTTTTCTTCCTAGCTGATCTATCAAAAATGTATCAACGTTTTTCTTTAGCAGGTAAAAAAAGTAGCTATACAAAAATCCGGCTAAAAGGTATTGGTCCTTTAGCTGATTCTTTCCTTTCATACCTAGCTATACATTGAAAGAACGTTGTATCTATCGTTTGACGTATATCTTCTTCGTCTCCATATCTTTTAGCCATGTAAACTATGCCGGCCCATTATTTCTGATACATCTTTATGATCTTTTTTTACTAGTTTATTTTTCATTAATGCCATACGAGTATAGGGGTTTTTAACAAACAACCCAATAAACCTTCTTATGTCATAGTCAGCTAGATTATATCTGCCATGGTATATCAATGCTACGTACTTGCTTAAAAAATTATTAAAAACTTTTAACAACTCCTGCTTTGCGGCGTGGCTTCCAGACTTGGATTGAGCTATTAGCTCTTGCATTTCATTTTCTTCTAGATTATAATATTGTTCTTTATAAGCGGCCATTATTTTCCTTCCCAGTAAATTATATTTTCTGAGTATTCTGATCTTATGTCTTCGTAGTAAACTATGTTAGGTACACCTAATTCGTTTAAGAATTCAACAGCGTCCTTAGCGTACTTGCTGATAATGCACGTGAACTTTTCAAATTCTTTTGGGTAATATCTTTTAAACCTTTTTATTTTTGTTTTACTTTTTGGGTCTAAGTACCCTTTCATCTCAACCCATTCATCAGTTGCACATAAATAAAAGTCGGGCGTATAACCTTTAACTCCTTTTTTAATTGGAAAAGAAAAAACAGTAGGTTCAAATTCATGTTTAATTTTATATGCATTTAAGATGCGTACAAAATTAGCTTCCCAATTAGATCTTACATTTAAATCAATATCTTTTCTGTATCCAGTTTTGGTATGCTTGTAAGCATTACCTGTCCTCGTAGGTTTCTTAACCTCATCCGAGATTATTTCTTCCGCAATTTTATTGCCGTTAATCTTTTTAAAATTTGGATGGTTTTTCATTTTTGATCTAGAAATAAAAAAGTCTGCGGACTTGACAACGATGCTCTTAACCATGTAACCTCTACTCTGTTATATCCACTAAGTATATTATACTTTAAATAAATGTAAAAAACAAGCAGCTTTTAGTTGCAAAACCACAGAGGAATAGGTAGAATACAAATATGACAAATACAACAACAACAAGAACCCTATTGGACAGCATGCACCAGGCAGCTAATGAAGAGGCGATTGATGCCTTGGTTAATAACTACGGTTTTAACCACGAAACAGCTATCAAGCTCGTAACTGAGTTTGACGGCAATGACTTCGAACTTAGCTCTGAAGCTTCTTTCTAATAGTTAAATATAAAAACCCCCCCGTTGGTATATCCAGCGGGGGGGTTTTTTGTATACCTAATAAAGCTTTATGCGCTCCAATGATTCTTTTTATTTCTAAACACACCAACGCCACATTCGCCAGACTTAGCGTGATCACAGTATGAGCAGGCTCTTACGTTGCTCGTAGCCGCAAAAGAATTGTCATTGACTATATCTTTAATTAAAGACAACAATCTTACCTTCACATCTTCCAGATCTTCTTTAGTAAAGAGGTGACCTTTTCTTTTGCCAGATCTTAGGTAATGTAGCTCGGCATAGATTTCTTTTTCTGGCATCATTATAGATGCAGCTAACGCATAGATCCCTAGCTGTAGGTTTTGCGCTATACCCTTTTGGGTGACTTCCCATTTGCCAGTTTTATAGTCAATAATATTGACTCTGTCTCCGACGACATCTATTCTATCTATATAGCCTATCATTGAATAGTTACCTATAATAAAACTAAAGGCATGTTCTTTATCGTATACGTCAAAGGTTGTGTCTAAGTTTTGATCATAAAATTCATTTATAAGATTTCTTCCAACAGAAATTAATTCCTGAGATATTTTATTATCTGGATCTAACTTTTGTTTGCTTACCTCAAACTCATCAACCATCTCTTGATGGTCTAATGGCTTTTCTTTATCAACTACTTTTTCCAATACTGCGTGAACTATATTTCCGAAGCGTTGCGGCTTCTCCGAATAATCTAGGTTCTTTTTGTATATAAGAATAAAAATATTTTGATGGGCACTGCGCGTAAGTATCTAACCTTGAATACGAAAAATCCAAGAGCGATAGCTTTTGTAGCGGATCTAAGTCTTCTATTTTTTTTATAGCTATTGACATTTATTAATCTTCCGTGTTGTGTTCTGTGACAAGTAATCCGTTTGGATCATATTCTTTACCGTCTTGATCTATGGTGTGACCAGTTTTAATGTTGACATATCTATCATGCCCAACTGAAACCCAACCAGTCTCACCCATCTCCATAAAATCATCTTCGATATAAGGCCAAGGCATGGCTGTCTCCTATTCTACAGATATAACTGTATTGTTTATTGAGTCTATGTTGAAATAGTAATTTAGTAAACCATATATATCACGCAACTCTGCCTTGGAAGCGTTAAAGCCCACCATGCCAAGCTGGATAAAAAAGGTTTCATCATGCCCAGGGAGGGCCTCATACTCTATGATCTGTGCGTCATTGAGTAGCATTCTTCCGTTTTCGTTTTTAGACATTTAATCCTCATCCACTATTGTTATAGGGTTCCATGTTGGGTCATTCATTTTTTCTCTCATGTCTGACACGTATGAATCCCAGTCTCGTTCATCTTCTGACTTTTTTTCATATGTTACTTTTGCTTTAAAAGGATTGCTTTTAAATTTTACTATAAAACTTTTCCCACCATTCTTGGGTGTCCAACGAAGATTCCCATTCTTGCAATCGCAATAATCATCATTATTTACGTCTACCATTCCCTTTGGGTCGAATCTACCACTGCAACCGTTGCATGCTGTATAGCGTCCCTTGTCGGCGCACCTACTGCATGACGAACAATACGACCAGCATGGTCTTTCTGAGGGGTTCTTATAGCTTCCTGGCAAGGCCATTTATATCTCCAATTCTAATATTTTATTAAGAGAATCCACAATTTTTCCTGATGCAAGTATATCAAATTTGTAAACAAATTTTCGATTATTATCAATAATTTCTAAAAATACTGGTCTATTTCCCTTGTTGTTGGAGACCAAATCATATATCTTTTCAAAGGTGCTCTGTGACAAACCCTCTCTAACAGTCAGAGATATTGGTTTACCACCAGAAAATATTTTAGAATCTATTTTTTCAGATGAATTATAAAACAATTTAACAACAGAATTTTCATCGTCGTTCTCTCTATTTAAAAATGCACTTATTACAAATATATCTCCAGAGTTAAAGTAATCATCGCTTATATCTTTAGCATTCTTGGGGAAAATTATAACCTCTACACTAGAGCTAATATCTTCTATCTCTAGCTTATACATCTTCTGGCCTTTTTTGGTAGTCATCTTTTTGTTTGATACTATAATGCCGCCAATTTTAACAGCTGTTCCGCCTGGGCAGTCTGCAAGATCTATTACCTCATGGGTTATTTGATTCTTTAGTATATCCCAAATGCCAAGAACCGGATGGTTCGTTACATAAATCCCTAATTGTTCTCTTTCTTTTTCTAAAACTTCCAGCTCTATTCTTCTACTTAGTTCCATGCTTTGATCGTCGACCAGTTCGTCTAACGCCCCAGAGAAACCTAAGTTTTCTAAAGTAGACTTCTTTAACACTGATGGATCACATCTTCTATAAAAATCGTACAACGACGTGTAAGGTTTATCGTGATCTCTACAATTGACTATGGAGTCTGCGATAGATAAACCTATGCCACCTATTGCTGATAGGCCAAAGATAATAGAATCTTTATTAATTACTTCAAAATCAACTCCAGAATAATTTACTGAAGGGGGAAGAACTTCTAGATTTAATTTTCTACAGTCCGAAAGATATAGTGCTTGCTTTTCTTTATTGCCCACCACTGATGTCATCAATGCTGCCATGTATTCAACTGTATAATTAGCTTTTAGGTATGCTGTCGTATAAGAAATCATTGCATAACTTGCAGCGTGGGCTCTATTGAAACCATAGCCACCAAAGTATTCGATGTCTGAATAAATCTTATTAGCTTTGTCATCAGTTATCTCTGAAATTTTTACACAGCCTTCTACAAACTTCTTTCTAAATAAAGAAATCTTATCCATCTGTTTCTTACCAATAGCCTTGCGTAAGTCATCTGCTTCAGCAGAACTAAACCCGCCAAGCTCTCTGGCAACACCAAGTACATCTTCCTGATATAGCATGATACCAAGTGATGGGCCCAATACTTTTTCAAGTTTAGGGTGATCGTATGATATTCTAGACTTTCCATTTTTTCTGTCTATGTATAATTTATCCATCCCGGAACCCATTGGGCCAGGTCTGTACAGGGATATCAAAGCCATTATGTCTTCTATATTTTGTGGCTGCATTTGGACCATCAGTTGTCTCATACCAGATGATTCTAATTGGAATACTCCAGCAGAATTTCCCTTACATAATTCTTCATAAGTTTTTGGATCATCCAAAGGTATGAATTCTATATCAATAATTTCTTGTCTGTTTTTTTCTATGAGCTTTAGGCATGAGTCTATGACTCCAAGGTTTCTTAGTCCCAAGAAGTCAATCTTTAATAGGCCACACTGCTCTACTCTACCCATATCCCACTGTGTAACCAGTGGAGCATCAGCGCCTTTTTTCATGACAGGAAGGTAGTCTGTCAAAGGGCCCTTGGATATAACTACGCCAGCTGCGTGTATTCCAGTCTGTCTGACCAAGCCTTCTAGGCCGATAGCTGTATCTACTATAAGCTTTGAGTCACTACTTAAAGTGTACTCTGTTTTAAACTCTTGGACTTCCATGCACTCTGCCAAATTTTTTGATATCCCTAGGATAGGGGCAGGAACAAGTTTTGCTATCTTATCTCCAGATATAAAATCGTAGCCTAAAGCTCTAGCAGCATCGCGCAAAGATTGTCTAGCACCAGTTCTATTGAATGTACATATGTGCGCGACTCTGTCATCGCCGTATTTAGTTCTTGCATATTCGATGACTCTGTCTCTATGTCTATCGTCAAAGTCAAGATCAATGTCAGGCATTGACTTTCTTCCTTCAACCAAAAATCTTTCAAACATTAAACCAAATCTAATTGGATCTAAATTGGTAATATCAAACGCATAAGACAGAACGCTTCCCGCCGCAGATCCTCTACCCCACCCAACTCTTATCTGGTTATCCTTGGCCCACTTAACCAGGTCAGAAACTACCAAAAAGTATTCGGAAAATCCCATTTCTTTTACTACTTTTATTTCATGGTTAGCTCTATCAACTATGTTCTGTGGAAGAGGATCGCCATATCTTTTCTTCAGGCCTTCCCACGCTAATCTCTCAAAGTATTCAGTTGAATTTTCTTCTGTTGGCATAGGGAAATCTGGGAAGTGAATCTCCCCAAAATTTAAATCAACATCTATCATGTCGTTAACATGCATAGTATTCTTTAGCCATTCATCAGAAAATACAGTAGCCATATCTTCGTACGATTGAAGATAAAACTTATCCCCTGAAAAAGAAAATCTATTAGGAGTATTAATATTAGAGTTAGTTGCTACACACAACATTATGTCATGGGCCTTAGCGTCGTGCTGATGCACATAATGGCAATCTCCGGTAGGGATTATCTTAGCGCCTATCGTATTAGCTATCTTAATCAGATCTGGAATGATTTTTTTCTGTTCATCTAGATCATGATTTTGCACTTCTATGAAATAATTCTCTTTGCCTACTATTGACTGCATGGTGGCAGCATGCTTTAATGCCGTGTTGTAATCGTTCCTAAGCAGCGCTTGGGATACTTCCCCGTTCAGACAGCCGGACAGCACTATAATGCCATCTGAGTGCATAGAGATGAGCTCATGATCCAATCTAGGCTTAACGTAATATCCGTCTATAAATGCTTCAGAAGACATCTTAATAATATTATGATATCCAATATTATTTTTGGCCAAAACAGTTATATGATAAGGTCCTCTTTGTTCCCACTCATTTTTAGATGGGCCCGATCTTTCCTCTTCATCTCTATCAAACCTAGTTTTTCTAGCTTGGTAAAATTCAGAACCCAATATTGGCTTAACCCCAACAGCTTTACCAGCATCATAAAAATCTAGCCAAGAATGTATGTTGCCGTGGTCGGTAGTAGCTATCCCAGTCATCCCTAACAGCTTAGCTCTCTCTAGGTATTCCTCGACTCGTCCGTGCCCATCGAGCATTGAGAAGACTGTGTGGTTGTGAAGGTTAGTCCAATTTTTCATTATAATTTACTAATCAAATTCCTCGTCTATTGTCTGATTCGTCAAGGGAACTGTCTCTATTTTCTCTATAAACAATTGCTACAACTCCTCCACAATACTTGCACGGAACTGCCTTACCCTCTTGAGCAAATGGACTGTTGAACATGTAAGCCATAGGCTGATCAGACTTACACTCGGTGCAAACACCAATCACATCATCTTCATTTTCAACTGGCATTATTTCTATCTCCTTTTTGTTTATACGCAAATCTTATTGGCGATGGAGAAAGCTCTTCAGTGCTTTCAATATATTTATTGCCGACAGTAATCCATTTTTTCTTCTTTTCCAAATGACAATCCCCACAACCAACGCCAGCAGAATTAGCTCGGTCACAAGTATATGGTCTGCCACCTATGCCTATCTGTCTTCTTTTTATCCAATCATTAATGTGGCTTGTAGATTTTTCATAATTAAAATCATCACACAGACTAAGTATACTATACAAAAACTTTATTGATTCTTCATTGTAGGTAAGAATTGAGCAGAGGAACAGTCTTGCTTCGTGCTCTAACTTCTTATTAACTTTTGCTTGCTCGATAAGTCTTGTAATAGCACTGCAATTTTTTAACAATTCTTTTGGAGTAAATTCTTTTTCATTTAAATTTATTTCTTTAAAAGCCGAAGACCCATGCTTGTTAAAGTGCTCAAGAAAATTTGAAGATCTACCCTTATCTAATTCCATGTCATAAGTGAATTCCCTAAACCACTCATTGGCTTTTAGGTTAAACTCTTGTTCCTCAACGGTATTGTCTGCTTCTACTTTGCAAAAATTAATTACGGCATCAAGGCCTGAGTTAAGTATCTCTTTGGAAATAAGATTTTTATACAAACCAGTTTCCTGATGCTTGCTACCAGCAAGTCGCCACATTCTTCTAGGGTCATAGACGCTAAAGTCTATCGACTCAATGTCTAGATTTTTTTTAACCTTAGTAGCTATGTATCTAAATATGTTAGGTAGGGCATTGGATGGGTTTATACCCAGGGCTATGGCCTCACACTCTATGTGAAAACCTTTTTTCCCAGTAAAATAAACTAACAAAGATTTTTCCGGGACGTACTGTTCTAGATATCCCACTAACTTTTTGCATTCTTCGTAAGATATGCTCGGATCTTTATTGTCTAAGTCAAAATAAAGAGAACCTAGTCTGACAGCCTTTTCAATATCCTCGGAATTATAATGCCAAATAGAAGTATACAAACCATTGTTACTGTGTTGCTTTCTATAGTTTTCTATATTAAATATAGAAATGAATCTAGGGTTATCCCCATCTTTATCTCGTATAATTCGAGACAAGGATGGGACGTATCTGGCGGTCTCTACTAACTGCCAAGAGTTTAAATATTTTTCTTTATCGTTTGGTATCTTCATAAAATAACTTTTTTATTTTCAATGTTATTGATATTTCCAATAACTATTTTATCTGACTCTACAATGTTCTTACTGTTGTTTCTGTAGTATACAGATTCTGCTATTATTTTATCTATATTTTTAATTAGAAAATATCTTTTCTTAATTCTTTGTTCCAGATCCATCTTTTCTCCATTTTGGATTTATCAAATCACTATCTTCAATAATTAAATGTATTTTTGAAGCAATGTTATCAGACAAATGAACAATATAATCTAAATAAGTTATTGGATAAGTTTCTGGTATCGGTGACCATGGACCAAGATGACATCGAACCAATCTAAGTATCGATTGTACAATGTCTTCTGACAAGAACAAGGTAGAAGATTCTGATTCACTAGCAAACTTCTTATCTTTTTCTTGGCAAAAAGAAATGAACTTTCCTACCGTATAGGGATGCATCGGATCGTACCTACAGTCATCAGACTCGCCGTCGTGCACGCCCTTACATACGTCATGGAGAAGGCATGCAGCTATGACTATATCTTTCTCCTCTTGTGAAAGAGAATACGATTCGCTCATATACATTGCTATTCTAACTACTCTTTTAGTATGAAGGACATTGCCCCCCTCGCCGTGCTCATCTGAAGGATGATACTTGCCAGAAAAGCTTGATGGAATTTTCCAAAACAAATCATTTCTAATTAATATAGATCTAACAAAAGACCTTATAGACTCATCAACAATGAGATTGATTTCGCCCAACAGTGTAGAAAGAACCTCGTTCTCTTTCCCCATTGAAGAAGCGTTCTTCTCCTCTACGAGAATATCGTCTAATATACTTTTACCCATTTTTATCTTCTTTCTTCCAGTCATTCCAATTTGAACAAGGTTCATCAAACGGACATTTTTTACAATAAGATATCAGTCCTCTTTTAGGAACCAAGACTTCGGTCTCTAGCATTTTATTACACCAGTAGTCATAATACTGGAGATCTTCATTTCTTATTTGGAATTCATTAAATCCTATATTTTGACTCAACGGATCTATAAAACCAAACTTAGTATTCACCATTCTTTCCGGGTGTCTATTTTGATAGGCCTTATATAAGGTGCAAAAATCTGTTCTGTACAAATCCCTATTGCTAAACTTATAACCAAATATAAATTTAGTTACAAAATATTGTTTCTTATGAAAGAATATAATGTCAAAACTGTCTTGCAAGTTTAACTTACCTATTGGCATGTTATATTCTTCGCTTATAGCCACAGGTATATACGGGGACTCTGAGTAAGTTTCGTGGAATGCTAATAGAATTCCAGCTGCTTTAGAAGTTAAGCTAGCGGTATTACCATAAGCGGTCTCGTGCTGCTCTGTCACAATATCATATGAGTTAGTATTTTTGGGGAACCAAATCTTTTCCCATCTATTTAATAGAGATGAATAAGACGGGATGATCCCCCCCTGCTTCTTAAAAAAGAAAAAATACATTATACTTTTAATAGTTGATTCAAACTTTTCCGTATGAATATCTCTTGCGTATATTTTTTCTGGCAGCTTTTGTTGATGCCTATAATCGTATAGACGTTCACATAACTGAAAATCTTTTAAGGATTGTACTGTTACAAGTTCCATTAATGAAAATCCTTTCCACTTAATAAGTCGTCTAACAAAGACGATGAAGACGTATATGAACTGTCAGTAACTGGATCATAGTCTTCGTAGGTTTTTTTGTAATCAACATACTTGACCAAAGGCGGATCATATAAAAATGCTGAACCAGTAATTCTATTTTTAGGAATCTGAAGCTGCATTATATTTTCGTCTTCAGTTTCATCGTTTGTTGCTAATCTTTTTTCTGTAATAAATATTGTTACTGCACACTTTTGTTGAATCGCCAAGGAGCCACCAGTATCAGACTGTTGAACTACTTCACGTTTTTCTTTCATTCTATTTGAATTTTCTTGTGCTGTAATAATTAAAGCGCAGTTCATATCTCTTGCAAGTTTTTCTAAACGAACCATCATTTCTTCAAACTCGCCCCAACGTGGCTTACCCTTGCCCCCACCTTTAGTGAACATAGATTGAATTGTATCTATTATCACTATGTCTGGCATGTTAATATTCTGTCCGATTATATCTCTTAACCAAAATTCTAGGTCTTCAAAGTACGGAGTATCCGGGTCATGTCTAACCATGAGACGGTCACCCCACTTAGCAAGTCGGGCCTTAAAAGTATTCAGGTGTTTATTCTTTTCTTCCTCTGACCACTTCGATGACTCTAGGTAAACATTCTTTTCTATTATCTGTGTCATTAAGATTCTTTCCCAGTGACCAGTAGCTTCTTCAAAGTTTACATATAAAACCCTATAACCGTTATCTAACCAATTGTTCGCTAAGCACTTTACGAACGTGCTCTTGCCCTTGCCTGATGCAGCGATGACTGCGTGTACAGCCCCCCTAAAGAACCCGCCCTCATCCGTGTACCCCATGGCTCTATTAAGTGCCTTAAATTGAGTAGGCAAGAAGTTCGGTATATCTAATAAGGAATCTACTCTGCTAGCTATTTCGTCAGCAGTTGTTATTTTATCTAGTGGATTATATCTTATTTGGTTTTCTAATTCTCTTATTTCAGAAGTAAGAGTTTGGATTCTAGATATATCATCTTCAGTTTTTTGTCCCTTTTGGGATATTATAGATTGAAGTTCTTGTAGATAGTTAATCTGTTTTCTTTTATTAGCTTTATACTTTACTAATTCACAAACAGATTCTTGCGTCGACAGTTCGGCAGACATCAACAAGTCGACCATGACGCCGACCCCAGCGTTACCACCAAGAGCTTCGTGTATATCTGTTTCTGTTTGTAGCCAAGACTTAAACGCTATTGGGTCAACAATATCAAGCTGCGTAGCATTCTCAAAAGCTAGGAGGGCCTTATAAAATTCATTTATTCCTTTTTCCCCATGTATGGAACCAACAATTTCTTCTGGAAGATTTTCCTTAAAGTAATTAATCGCTCCATTTTTTCTAAACGACAAAGCAAAGATGTGATACTCCAGCGGAATGTTATCCTCTACCTTTTCATTTACTTGTGTCATTGTTTCTTTTTCTCTTTTATAGATCGGTAAATCTTTTTCTTATACTCTGAATTTTTCTTCTTAATACTTCTGTAAGCTTCGGAGGACGTCGTAGTATTCTTCTTCTTCTCTTTGGGCTTATAAGGATTTGACCTAATCGCTTCAAGCAATCTGTCAAACACTGATTGTTCCGTTAGGCTATCATTATAGCGGAAGACAATCAATGCCACACCGTTATCTACACACCATTGTTCTTTTTTTTCGTCTCTCTTAACAGCTTCTTCAAAATCATATTTGGATTCAAAAAATCTACTAGTGTAATAATAGTGCTGTCTACCATGGAATTCTGCAGCTATCTCATACTTAGGGCAATAAACATCTAACTTTAACTTATCGCCTATATGATATTCGTTTATAATCTTTTCCCCTGGAAGGAGCTTTTGCATTGCTGCAGTTAGTGCTGTTTGGCCTCTAGACATTTTTTTTCTACTGTCCTTTAACCATGTCAAACCAATAGAATTAATTTTCTTATTTACTTGTGGTATAGTCCAGCCTAATTCTTTTGCTATTTCAGAAATAGATAAAGAGGTTTCCAATAATAAATCTTTTAGAAAATCAATATCGTCCTGATCTTTATCTGCTTTTTTACCATGCATTTCACTCAGCCGTGTTATATGTTTTTGAATAACTAATAGTTTTACCCAAATCTATAATCGACATGTTTAGTTTGTTCCAAATTGAATTCGACAAAGCTAATCCCAAAGAAGAACAATCTAAAATACAATAATCTATTTTTCCTTCTAGGGCAGCAATTTTTTCAAACGTATCTTCTAGTCTAGAAAAATAGTTATTAAAAGGAACGCTAATTACATTGGTTTTAAATCCCATAAATTTATATATAGTTTTTTTATCATGGAAAGATACAACCGCAGTATTAGTATTCTTAATATAAAAATTAAAAATTGAGTTATATACTTCTCTATTATTTTCGTAGTAGTATTCAAAAAGATTAGGGCTATAGAACTTGCCGTCATCAACTAAACCAATGCCCGAATGCTTTGAGGCAACTACTTCATCAACAAGTGACTCTGGTATGCTCTTTATAATTCTGTTATCAGAAAGATTAATAGATCTAATAATCTCTTTGTTAAAACGAGAAGGTGTGCCATCCGCGTTTTTCTTGCTTAAAGAAACTATTGAAGACTTTGCTATATTTAAGAAGGCAAACTTTTCCTTTGAGTTCATCAACTTGGTTAATTCTATTGAAGCTTGTATTTGATTTTTCATTTGTGCTCCTTAAATTCCAAAGTTTCCCCAGTTAATTAAAACTGGGTTTGGATCTACGATTGAATTGATATGATTTAACGCGTGGAATTCTCCACCATCTAAAGTTGAGTATCTTTCATACTTTGATTGCTTGTCTTCATCTTTTATGTAGCCTAAGTGCTGCATGATTAAGTTTGAATTAACAAAATAATTTCTTTGGTTTATTAGATCTGTAACATACGTTGGTTCAGACCCACAAGCTAGTGCTTTATTTCTGAACATGGCACCGGACATAAATCTAAATATTCTACTGCTAGGATTAGGTGCCCAAAGTTTGTCTACCCTATACTGAGTATTGTTCCACATGTGATAGAACCTAACATTGACTACATCTTTTTCTGATGAATTTAAGATTTGTCTAATATCAGTTTTTGTTATATCAGAAGCGTCGTATAGCATCTCGTCACAGTCTATGGCGATAATCCAATCCCCTTCTGTAGCATGATTCTCAAGATTCAACCAAGCCTGTTTGCGCAATCTTCCTTCATTCGTTGTGAACATTGGTTTTGGCTGTAAAATTTCTTTATTTTTTAATCGAACTGGCGACTTATAAACAGTAGCGTACTCGGATGCTACCTCTGCCGTGTTGTCGTCAGAACAGTCGTCTGTAAAAATAATTTCATCTACTTGACTCTTTAATCTTTCCAACACTTCTGGAAGATATTTATTGGCTTCATTGTGGCCCACCATTTGGGCTATTATTTTTGGTTGTGACATTTCTACTCACTTGTGTAAGAAGTAGAACAACCGCAGGGAGGGCCTGCGGTTGTTCAAATGGATAAAACTATTTATTAACTCTCTAGCTGTTCGCGAGCTTTTATTGCTGTAATTCTTTCAACATCAACATCTTTGAAAAGAAGCTCTCCAGATACTCCAGATACTGTTCTACGATTGCCGCTAGCAATCTTCTCTGCCTCTGCCATATTTGAAGCTTTGACAATTGATGTAGTTGTAACTGTAAAATACTTAAATTTATTTTCAGCCATTGTATTCCTTTTTTTAGTGGCATCTGCCATTTAATGTAACGATATTAGTGTATCATTTCTCTCAAGAAAAAGCAACATCTTTCTTTAAGTCTTTACCATCTAATCTCTTGCAATTATTTGTTAGCCTGCGATTTTGCAAAAGCATCTAATCGCTTGCCATTATTTGTTAGTTTACGATAATCTAATCCAGATCTGTTAACAAATTCATCATAACTTCTTTTGTCAGGAGCGCCCCAAAAACCAAATTTAATTCCTAAAAAATAATCATAATATTCATGAGCTTCTTGATATATTTTAAAAGCTTTATCTTCCATAAATCTTTTACTGTCTAAAACAAATCTTAAATCTTTAGGATATTTTCCTTCAGTAAAACCACCTGTGGGGTCTTTCCCCATACTAGCAACGGGGACAAAGTCTGTACAAAATATTCTGTACCCTCTAGTCATAGATCTAAATGCTGTTAATTCCTGATCGAATACATATATGAGATTTGGTGGATATGATATTTCATATAAAAAATTACTTGATGTAAAAATATAACCGCCCATACAAGCGTAATGTTCTAAGAACATATCTAAAATTCTTTTTTCATTTTCCCTAGAATAGTCAGGCTGTGTATCTAAACTTTCCATTACCCTAAGCGGTTGGCTTTTTGCTGGAATAAAATTTGACCTAAAATCTTCATAAGAGTCTGAGTTCTCAAACATATCTGGATTTGCGGGCGCTGCACACTGAGAAAGCATTGGTTTGTCAACTACTGCAGACAGCTTTGAGTAATAACTGATTAGTAGTGTGTCCCAGCCACGACAGAAAATTGTGTGGGCATCTATCTGTAAGAAGTATTTTTGTCCAGAAAATAGTTTTGCTGCTGACAGCCTGGCATAACCAACACCAAGCGGATATTCATATGAAGCATTAATTACTTTTACGTTTTTATATTCAGAAAAATCTTCAAATTCAAATCCTGGACTTTTTTGATTGAATATACCAACATAAATATTTTTTGGAAACTCTGCTTTTTCATATAGATCTTTTATAGTATGCAGTGTGTATCGTTCGTTATACGCTGGGATGCCAACAAATATGTTTTCGTTTTCAAAATCAATCATTTACTTCTCCGAAGGATAAGTCTTAGCTATATACTCTATAGCTTCTTCTAAGGAAGAAACTAATTTTGTTGACAAAAAATTAAGATAAACTCTTGACTTATAAGAGTCATGAGCAAAGACAACAACTGGTTGATTATTCAAATGGGCCCAAGTTATTTCAAAATCTGTACCGATATAAGCTCTATTGGGTATAGTGTATTCAACTAAAATTATGTCACAACTTTTTTGCAAAAATATATTCTTGTCTACTATCTCTTTTGGTGCACAATCGGTTTCTTCCAGAGCATAATCCATTGGGTTAACGCCGATAAACCCTCTGTCATCCAATAGTTTTACGGCTTTATTTCTCCAGCCATGCGCAAATATCCCTACTTCTTCTATTGCGCCAGACAAAAATACTTTAGTTTGCATTTTTTATTTCCCTAAAAAAAGTAGGACAAGTAAGCTTTTCTCCAGATGTTAAATTATCAACTCTATGAACCATGTAAGATGGTAGGAATATCAATGAGTTTTCTTTTGGTTTAAATGAAAGATTTATTTCTGGAAAAACTATCTCTCCGCCTTCGTAACTATCATTTATATAATAAACCGAAGTATAATTATAAGCCTCATTTGGATCTTCAAAGACAGTATCCACGTGGTCCATACAGCCTGATCCGTTCTGGTAAAGTACCAGTATCCCGGAATAATCTGCCTTAGCCATTTGCCATTGGCTTTCATATTTTTTGCCAAAAAAAGACTCTATCTTTTCCTGTATGGCTGACATTAATTTTTTATGCAAATCATATAAAGCGGGCGTTTCTTTATTTACTATTGCCCATCCAGATAATCCAACTGCGTTATGATCTATAACTTTATAGTTGTAATCTATTCTTTCATTATTATCATTGCCATAAAAAGTTAAAGTATGAGATTGTTTTTCTGCTTCATGAACGAACTCTTTATGCAAAGGGAAAAAATCTTCTGCATAGAATATGCCATTGCCTAGGTCTTCCATTATGCTTTTTTAAACTCTTCAAAAGTTTTGTCACCTACACCAAAGTATTCTCTAGCCAATCCAGCCTTAACGATTTCTGTGTTAAGGCATTCGCCAGCTTCGTTCCATACTCTAGCTAAGATTCTACCGTACTTCTCATTCTTGTCTAGAATAGTTTCGATCTTTACTTTATTATTAGCTTTCTTAATCCACTGATCAGTGAACTCTTTTGCAGCAAGCCCCATCTTTTTTTCCTCTAAGTTTGTGGTGCGGCTTTCTGGTGTATTAACGCCGTATAATCTTACGCTCTTTGGCCCAATGTGGACTTCGAAGCCAAGATCTATCTTAATCTTGAATGTATCTCCGTCAACTATCTTAACTACTTCTGCATTGTATAAGTAAACATTAAATTGATCTGACATTTTAATCTCTTTCTATTCCTATGAAATCGCAAGCATTGCGAAATATTTTTTGGCTTACTGTGAACTGTGCGTCCGCGTGGCTATAGCCCTCGCCTGGCTTAGGCGAAGAAGCATGCCAGCTATGGCCTATCGATACGCTACCATCATACACTACGTTGTACCCAAGATGACGCGCAAAATATGAACACCAAGTTTCCTCATAATAATGTGGCGTTGGCAAGAAAGCACCTTCTGCGTCTGGATACATCTGTCTATACTTCTCGTCGTTAGTCATTGCATTCCATACTTCTCTTCTTATAAAATAAGCTGAACCAGAAACTGTAACACAATTAACTCTATCTTTATAGAGCACGTCTTCTGGGTCACTTTCATTCCACCCCCTATGCTTAGGAGCTATATTTGTGCCAACTATACCAGCATGTCTTATGTTGCCGTATTCGTCTCTTTGCTTTGGCCCAAGAATATGTATGTTTGGGTTATCGTCAAATATCTTTTGCACTTTGATTAGATCGCTAGTTGTCATCCAAACATCAGCATTAAGCAGGCAGATTATGTCAGAGAAGGAATGCTTAGCCATCATGTTGCAGGCAGCAGAGTACCCTACGTTCTCATTCTTCCAAGCTCTAGTAATACTATATTTGTTTATATTAGCCTCTAGCCATTCCCAACTATCGTCGGCCGAGCCATTATCGCATATGTTTAAATGCCAAACTTGATCAGTCCCAGCAAGATCACTATGCAAAGCATCAAGAAATCTTTGAAGCATTGGTCTAGTATTATAGTTGACTACACATAAGTCTATCATTTTTAAAATCTTTCTATACTTGATTCTTGTATGACCATTGCAAACGCATCTTCTGCGTTAATTCCATGGTCCATGAATTCACACATGTCCTGCATTTTTCTATTAATATTTTCTTCTAAAAAAAATTCTTTTAATCTATTTTTATATTGATCAAGAGAAGTTTTGTTTTGAATCTGTTTTATGCTTTGCCTATTAAAAAAACAGGAGGCAGCGGCGATAGTCAATAGCCCCAATATAAATGGTTTCATATTACCATTCGTCTTCATCGTTTGCATCTCCCGTATACTTGTTTTCTGCAATAGCTTTTGCTGCATCTTCGCTTATCTTTAAAATCTCTAGACGTTCTTTATCGTCTTTAATGATTGAAGCAAAGTGTATCAAGGCTGTTGACACCTGAAACATTTGTTTAGCGTCCAACACTAAATAAGTTTGTCCAGACAAAAGCTTAATGTTAATCTTTTTTTTATCTATTTGTTTCTTAGCCATATTGTTATATATCTTTTTTTGCTACTCTTTTTGGTTTGTCTGGTTTATCGTCTATATCATAACCGCCTAATTCAGAATGCGAACCAGAGTATTTATATAAACAAATGTTATCTGAATCTGGTTCAAAGGTCACAAAAAATATATTTTTATCTTCTTCAGTTAAGCCTTCTGGCGGCGATGATTCTAAAGCTATCTTAGGGTTAGAGCAACCGTAAACTTGACTGTGGTTTTTGTAAACGACAATATAATTTAATTTAGAAGCTGGCATTACAAACCTAATATAACTATGTAGCCAGCAGCAAATGCTGATATAACTGCTACTACACTAGAAATAATCTTTACCTTTTTACTTTTTGATACCTGGTTTAGTACCTGCATACCTATGCTCCAATTAATTAGTGCAGAAAAAATAATACAAAAAATTATGTTCTTAAACATTTCTAATATCTACCAATCCACCAATGCTAATAGGAAATTCTGGCTGTATCAATGATAACACAGCTCTAGCGTAATCTCTAATCTCTACTTGCGAACCTTCATCTAATCTTTGGTTTAGAAATAATGCAATGGATTGTAAGCTGCAAGTCCACCTATATACAACGTACATCCCATAGGCCGGCAAAAACAATCTTGCCTGCTCTGCGGCGACGCCATTGTCCATAGCCATTGCGTATAGGGCCTCACCCTGCTCTATGTATCTAATTAGCTCCGCGGTCAACACAGAGCCAATCCAAGGGCCTATGGGGCCACCTGAGCCCTGCTTCTTGTTATCTGGTGCTAAACGCCACTCATCTACAGCTGGCACATAAAACTCTGGTTCAATTGTTATGTATCTTCTAGAAGACTCATTCCAAGAATCCATTGTATGGTCAGATCCGACAACATATTTCCAGTGTTGACGGGCTACCATCAAAGGTGCCTTGAATTCAAATGTAGCAAAAGCATGTCTGAAAGGAGACATGTGATTTTCTCTAATTAAAAAATCTATAAGATGGACATCTTTTTGGTCCAGCTCTAAAGACTCTTTAGCAAAAGATGCACGAGCTGCGTTAACAACGGATAGATCACTACCCATCGTGTCGACAAGTCTTACATAACCCTTATCAAGAACTTGAATTGTATTTTTTAAATTCATAGATATATTATATCACCAGATAATTACTTATTGTTATCCTTTATAAATTTAATTTCACATGCGTCTGTGGTGCAGTAGCTTTCACCTATGGCATCAGCTGCCATTCCTGCGTATACGCCAGTTAAATCTATTGGGAATAGTTTCAACCCTGCTTCTGCATACTCTTCTTCTGTTATTTGAGTATAAGGCATTTGAGGATAGGTATCATTACCGCTCGGCAAGAATGAAACAGTTTTTAGCTGACCATCATACATGTGAAGAACGGTGCCAACATGCTGCGCCTCTGTGTCCTTATCAAATGATATAGTCACAGATACAGAGTTGTCTGACCAATATCTCTGTGCAGTTGCCGCTAACGACATCTTCTCAAAGATCGTAACATCACGCTCTGCTCTTGCAGCTTGTGATTTAATTGGGAAGTAAACTACAGAAGTTGTATCCGGAGATTCAGAAGCTGGTTCTACTTTATAATTAGCCATTCTAAACAACGGAAGCATAGGGTCATCATTAGAGAACCTAATAGTTCTATTAAAGTACTTGCCACCTGGAGTCCAGTGAACGCCTGGTGATTCACCAGCAAGAATAGATACGGTTCCAGATGGTTTGATTGTCGTCATCTTAATTGATTCACGAATTCCAAGCCATTCAGAATAAACATTATCATAACGCTGGATTGTTTTGTAACCTTGGTCCATCCATTCGCGCAATGCAGGAGCGCCAACTCTATCTGCAAAGTTTGCTACACCTGACATAGAAGCCCCGATGCGACGATTGCGTTGCATGATAGCATTAGTTTCTTCCCAGTGTGTCGGCAGCAGAGTTACTGTCTTTGCATAAAGATACGCAAACTTTAATGTGCGTTTGTAATCCTCTAGGCTATCGTGCCTATTAAGATAGGTCTCTACAAGAGTGCAGCACTCATAGGACTCTAGGGATTGCTCTGCGCACGGGTTGTACCCTGCCACTCTGTGATCCTTGTTATTTGGTGGATCAGCTAATCTTCCATACTTGCGTGACATATCCATCCATAAAACACCTGGCTCACCATTGAGTGAAATGCCCTCAACGATGTTAGAAAGATCCACGCCAACAGATGTTTCTATTGAGTTGTTAGACATCCAAGCCCAACCTGGATTGTTTCTATCATAAGAGTTTCTTTCGGGAAACACTGCGGCATTCTTAAGATTGAGGAAGTTGTCATCTTCTAAGCGGCCGATGAGTAACTCGGCTGATCTACGGACGTTGCCAGAGACCACACAAACGCCTATGACGTTGCCTATGTCTGCAATATCAACACGGGTAAGCTTGTCTCCCTTACGGCCACTAAACATCTTTACAATGTGCTTGTGGAGCTTCTCTAGCGGCTCATGGCCTGCAGCTACACCACCAAATGTTTTAATCGGTGCGCCAAGTGGTCTTATCAAAGAGTAATCAAATTGAATTGATTCTTGATCTGGCTTTAGGTATGAGTTCAACAGCAGTGCCATCGAATCAACCCAGCCTTCTCTGGTGTCGGCAATAGCCAACGGTGAACTATCATCAACAATTTTTGGTTCATAAATCATGAAGTCTTTATCTGCACCCTTGTCGTCGAATCCCACCCCGACTCCAAGCATTGATGCTTCCATCAGAAATGCAAAGGGTTTTGCTGGATTAAATTTATTCATTTCTCCAGTAGAAACAAACGCACAGTTCTGCAGTGCTGCGGAATTCTTTTGAACATTAACAATGTTTGTTCCCATTGCCCACAAGCCTCGCCCAGGAGGTGTCCACTTAAGATTGAACAGTCTATCAAAAGCTTCTTTAGCCGAAGCTTGAGCCTTTGCGTCATTCCAAGGCAAACGATTCTTCTTACAGTGATCTTTCTGAAGAGAATACATTCCATTTATTACACGCTCGCAAACATCGGACCAAGACTCTTTTGTGCCATCTTCTTTCAATCTAGAGTATGTACGCAGGAATGTTATTTCCCCAACTGAGTTGCCACCGGCATCCCTATAGCCAAATGGGGCAACAGCGTTTTTATATCCTGATATAAAATCATCTGTTAACTTAAACGAAAACATTGATGGTATTCTGTTCGGGATGGGGGTCAAGTCTGGGTTACCGTTTTCAATTTCTTCTGGCATATTCGCTCCTAATTGCTAATTTTTTTTATATATTTAGAATTTGTTTTTTCAATCTCTGTGTTTTTAATTTTCAAGATATCCTGTAAAGAGTATACCTTGTGTATTTCTCTTTCAAAGAAATAACCGCTTCTCCAATTAAAAACATTATTCACATTTTTTTTATGGTTAACAAACATATTGCAGACCACAGCACCGCCGTAGGATTTAACGATGTTTGATAACTTAATCTTTAACCCCTCTACGTTCAGAGTATCTAAGTCTTCATTCTCTCTAGCCTTTTCATAAAGCCAATTAAACGCCTGCCTACCTAAAGGAGATATATCTATTGGATCTATGACGCCTAATAGTATTGCTTTATTTCTATTCTTTGCTATATCAATATCTTCTTTAACAACTTTTTTAAAGATATCAAACCAATCTTTTTCATTAAACTGGACCCAAGCTGTACACCAAAATAAAAGATTTTCCGGAGGAGATGGGACTTGGCTTTTTTCTGTGTACGGCAAAAGCACTGCGCAGCTGATAGCTCTCTTCATGAAAGCTTTTCTTGAATCTACATCTTTAGATTTGGAGCCTGATATTTCCCAAAGTTTATTTATATTCTTTTTCCAATCTGTTGGACCTAAGAATATATTTAAATATTTTTCTGCAACCTCTAGCGGGATGGTGTCTTCCTGAATAACTTTTTCTAGAATATCTAAAGACATTTATAATCCTTTATAAAACTACTAAAACTCATAAAAGAACCGTATAAAAAGATCATCCCGCTCTTTCGAGCGGGACGATCCTTAACGCACTAGTGAGCGTCGGTTTCCGTGATACTGATTATATCACAGTAGCCGTGCGGCTCATGCTATGTTATTCAATTTTATTACAATGCTTTTCCTGATGGAACACCTTTGTATTCTTTTGGATGTTCTCTACCATAAATTGTGGTATCGTTAGCTTGCCCGTAATTGGTAGTAAATATTTTTGCGCTAGCAACACCTTGGACATCATTTGGCCTGAACAATCCGAATGATGCTGGTGCACCTTGTGCTTCAGTTCTTGGACCGTGGCCATAGCCTACTGGCATAACTTCTGCTGCTGCAACGCCGTCAAATATAAAGTTGCTGTACAAACCATAGTACAAGCTTCTCTTAGCATGGCCGCCGTTAAGAGCTTTTGCTCCCGCAATACCTCTATATTCAAGTGGGCGGTATCTTGCGCCTTCGTATGTTGCTGTGCCGTCTGCGAATGCTCCAGCCAAAGGTGTTGTGCCAACATACAATGTTGAGCCAGTGAACAATTGTGACAGAAGAACATTACCTGGGTGACGGCCAGTACCTGGAACATGTGCGTTGTCTGGTGCGCCTGTAAGTAACTGGCTAGTATTGCGCAATGGGTAGTACGAGTATGTGCCTTTGCCTTTTGCCTTGCCGGTGAGAGTGTAATATGGGTTCACCATATCATTGGTGTTTTGGCCTCTCAAAACAGGTCTTGGACCAACGTAGAATGTAGCCATTATGTAATCTCCTTATAGAACCTTGATGCCTATATAGTAAAATTGTATATGATTTTTCGAACTTTTATTTCAAAAATAAAAATTAAGCTTCATCCAAAGTATCATAATCGATAATCAGATCCGACAATACTGGAGCGGTTTTATCTTCAAGCATATTAAGAGTAATCTCTATCCATACTTCTGTTGAAGCACCGGGGTTAGACGTGCTGTAAGCGGCGTCTATAAGCTCGTTGCCGCCGTCAAAAGGGTAGATGACCCTGTAAGAGAAGGCTTGGGAGACTAGCGACCTAGGGACGTTATATATAACCGGGTCAACGCTATTTATCGAGCCTATCAGTTTGCCAACTGGAGCTTTAAAATTAATTATTGTCTTACCAGAAGAAGCAAACTTATCGTACCTTACATCTAGGTCTGACAAACCATATGTGTATACATACTTATCAAGTTCTTTAAAGTAGTTTTGTTGACGCAAGACTATTCTTACGGCTGTTATATCTAAGTCTGAGAAATAGAAGCACAGCGGACCAGAATTCCTGATCTCGTCCGACCCATCCACCACCCATGCTCCAGGAGGAACATTCCCAATAGCTTCAGTCTCCCCATCATAGAGAGAATTGAAGTTAAGCGGGACCCAACTATCTGCCGAAGATAATGTAGGATTTGCTTTATTTGTATACTCTATCGAATAAACGTTAACAGAATGCATTGGGTAAGGGTTTAGTTTTATGCAATTTGTTTTTAATGATCCAGTAAACTCTGCCGATATTTTACAGTAGAAAGTCAACTGAGCTACCCCCAACCCATTGCTACTAGCGACTACGGTTCTACTCCAAACCTTAGTGGGGTCATCTAAGATAGCATTATAAACCGGGGTTGTATTCACAATAGCTCCAGGCGTATCTACCCCACCTAAATTATTCTCTATGTTTGTTTTAAACAGGTCTGATACAACTTGACCGACTGAAGAGTTGTAGAATTTTATTTTTGAACTTGAAGCATTAGGTACCTTGGGGAGCGTGATAACATTATAATGTGGGTCGATAGTGAGCAGCTCCGTTGGCCCTATAGAAAAATCTGTACCGTTGAACTTACTGTACTCTATTTGATTAAACGAATGTATAGAAGTTTTGCCACCGCCAGCTTCAAGCGCCGATATTCTATCGCTTAAATCGTCCACGGCATTAGCCAACATTGACTGGTCTTTTAGCACTCTCTCAAAGGCTTGCTCTAACCTTGCGTCAATAACGTTCGCTTTATTATAAAGATAGAGAAGGTCTTGATAGTTTTCTTCTATTCTAGAATTATAATCGTTGCTATCTGTTGGACCACCATACTGGATGTTCCTCTTTTTAGTGTTCATTATGTCAGCC